AGCTATTGGATACAAAGAAATCCAATATTTTCTACCAAATATAATACTTATTTCATATAACTATAATAATTATTACGAAGTGCTAAATTGGATAAGAAAAGAAGAATATTATAAATTAATAAGTTTTTATGCGCTGGCTATATCATATAAAATTATAGCAAATAATATACATGCTATTAAAATGACATGGTTTAATAATGATAAAACATGTAATACATAATGTTGTTATGTCTAAAAAAAATTGATATGCATATATACACATTATTTTTATAGCCTAGAAAAATGTCAAGCGCCAACATTGTCATGGTTTTTGATGCGTTTAGCGTTGAACGCGATGAATGCGTTGAGCGCGTTGAGAACCCGATCAGCGACCTTGTGACCATGCCTGTTATCAGCGTTCTAAATGTAGCGACTGTATTCAAGGTTCCTCCGCCTCTTGTTCGCCAACGCGGTCAAGTGTTTATTAAACGCGATGCATGCGCTGATTTGTCAACGTTAATCAATTCAAATGTTATTACTACATATTAAGAACATTTGAAGTGTTGTGTTGTGTTGTGTTGTGTTTTTTTTTTCGTTTTAAAATATTTTTATATTATATAAATATTATATTAATGGATAAACCATCAATATTTAGACAGCATTCAGGAATAACTAGTCAAGTGCCTGAAACTTCTGATTATAAGCTTGTAAGAGCGCTTACAATGACAATAGACGGGAATATATATATTGACAAATTTATAGATGAAATATTTAAAGGATTTTCAAAAACAAAGGATGAACCAATAAGAGAATTTGTTGCATTTGCATCTACTTTAACATTGGATGGAAATAGTGTAACTATTGCATCACAAGTATATGATAGAGGGTTTGATCAACAAAAATTTTCAAATGTAGAAAATTATGAAGAATATTTTGATACAAGAAAAATACAACCTAAGGTAGAGAGAATTACATGGTTAGGTGCTCCCGCTATTGTATTTAGTTATAAAAATAGAAATAAATTAGCAAAATTCTTACACGGCTCTTTACTCATAAATTTAATGTTTTGGATTACAAGTTTTAGTAGTTTTGATTGTTTTAATAAATTTAGTGCACATAGAGAAGAAAAAAATCCTTTTTTACGCGGTTCAAGGAGAGAAACAATACAAAATATTAATGAAGACATAAATCCGTCACGCGGACTAATAGATGTAAATCCGCAACGCGGACTAACAAAATATATTTTTGCTTTTGATATTGATGAAACATTAACTCCCCATTATGCATTAAAAGAACATGCGTTAAAAATGAACAAAGAATTAAGACGTAGTGTTATTGCAGCTATGAAAAAAATAATTACTAGTGAAAACTATGTTTGGATTATAACAGCAAACAATTATACAAAAAGAGAATTTATAGATAAGTATTTTGATAATAATAATAAAACTTACTTTGCTAACTCAGGTTTCTTTTTTTTTATGAATAATGCTAATATTCCAAACATATATGAAAAAGCTAAAGCATCTTTCCCAGACGACCCAAAATTGGAAAAAATTGTTTTAACTAAGATACATAGCGACGGATTAAAACCTTATGCGTTATATGGGCAAAGTTTAATTGAAAAAGATAACTATAATAGTCACCATAGTACTAAAATAAGCAACTTTAAAATATATTTGTTTGATGATCATAATATAGACAATCTTATTAAAAATTGCGAGAAGTTTAATATAAATTTTGTTCATGTTACTGATTTTAGTAATAACGGTAAACCTGTTGTTCCCAATTTGGTAAATAATTTAGATACTATTTTAAAAACCGACCTTGGAAAATATTATACAAACGTAAAAATAATACATCAAAGATTACAACGCACATTACGACAAGTAAGTCGTCTAGTAAGTCGACGTACATTAAGAAAAACAACAGAACAAGACGCTGCTCACTTGTATTGTGATAGATATGAAGAAATAAAAAAACACTGTAAAAATATTAAATGGCAAAAAAATAATACATATAAAAATTATTATTTAGACAAAGAGAAAGGTAAAACAGGTAATGAGTTTGATGTTGGAAAATTTTTAACAAATTTTGATGATTGCATTAAAAGAGTTCAAGATGAAGAGCGCGATTTACAAAGATACAATACTGAAAATGAAACAAACTATGTTCAAAGATATAATGAAATGTTTTCTTATATTTATCCTTGGGATATAGAAGGTATAGAAATTGGCGCAATTGATAATAATGGGTTGAAAAATATAATTAAAATCATAGAAAGTGAACGAACAAAAATTAAAACACAATTAATATATATTAAGGAAAATTTTAAAGAAAGTATTAAAAGAATAAACACAATTATACATGTTATTATTACAAATCCAGACTATGCCACACTAATTTATGATTATATTACTAATCCAGAAAAAAAGGATCTAAAAATAACCTTTACTTTATTTTTATTAACAAAACTAATATTATTATCAAGATGCAATATAGCTCAAATAGTTAAAGATAAATCTTTTGACTTTTCCGATGATGAAAATGAAAATATTAAAGGTTTAGTTGGTGCTATTATAACTATTATGGACGAACCATTAAAAATTTTTGAATATACTTATAATGAAGGCCAAGGTTTTAAAATGGAAACTATTGCATCGTTAGATCATGATAAAGATATTACATCGATTAAACGATCGAGTGATCTTGTTTTATTTGAATTTAAACAAGATATTAAAACAAATATTCTTAATACACATAAATCTTCAAAGCAATTAAGTGGAACAATAGCCACGCTTGAATATAAAGTTTCCGAATTAGTACCACAACAATCAATTAGTGCGTCACAAATAAGCATTAATCTTGACAAACCAGATTTATTATCAGAAAAATTAATTAGTGCGTCACAAATAAGCATTAATCTTGACAAACCAGATTTATTACCACAAAAATCAAAAAAAACATATAAGACTTTAGAGACTTTAAAGAGTTATTTAAGTAATATGGTTACTCGTACTCGTAAACGAGTGCGTCACATTGATCCCCGACTAGCAGGAAAAAAAAGAACAAGAAGAAATAAAAAGAAGAAGAAATAAAAAAGTGTGATTTATATAGTATACTTTTAATTAATATATAATATAATATACTATATATTAATATGATTAAAAAAACATTTAGGATTAGGAATAATAATAATAATAATAATAATAATAATAGAACACAAAAACTTAATTATAAAAGCAAAGGCAAAAGCAAAGGTAAAGGTAAAGGTAAAAGCAAAAGCAAAAGCAAAACTGAAACAATTAGTAACTTATCTGGCTATGAGATTAAACAATTATTAGTTAGTTTATCGGATAATCCAGTTGAGCGTGAGAAATTAGTTTACAGCATTAGAGCTAACGCTATTGTGCGTGAAAAGTTATTTACACATTTAACAAAAAATATACATACCTTCAAACATTATACATTGGATAAGCTACAAACACCTATTTCACAATTACAAGAGTTGGCGGTGCCTGATGCGTGGAAATTTCAATCTTATATAAATTCAAATATTGATCATGGACTAAGCAATGTCCCAATAGATCAGTTTAGTGCTCAAGGATCTACATCACGAAAAGCTAAGGCACGTAGTAAAAAAGCATAAAAAAAATTGATTTCTTTTAAAATTAATGTTTAATGTTTATAGAATTATAAGTTTAATATGGCAACATCTGCGCTTGTGTTAATGAGCTTGTTATCCAATCATAATGTTATGAGAAACATCTTTGATATGGATTATTTAAAGAAGCAAGAGAAAAACCGGCTCAATAAGAAGGAGCAATATGCAAATAGTGCATGTCAAGTAAGGCAATACAAAGCGTCGCTATTTAGCGGCAAGACGCATAAGATGCATAATTCTTTAAATGGTGCATATTATTTTAATTATAATATTAAGAAGGAGTATAAGCGTTAAGCCTTAATTAATATATATGAAAAAGAATATAGAGCTAAAAATATAATTTATAGTTATTAGGTTTTTTTTTCGACAGTATTAACTTTAAAACAAATTAATATATTATTTTTATAAATTTATATAATATATAATTATAAAATAATGAGTGTAACTATTGACAGTGATGTTTATAATATAAAGCTACAAAATTTTGAAAAGCAAAATTTTATGAATAATGAAATAGCCAATAGATATGTTCCGTCTGGCGGAATAACCATGAATTTCTCATTTAGACCTGTAAATACTAAATATACATTTATGCCGACTGTTGCGCCAATAGCACCTTCAACAGAACCTATACAAAATTATGGAAATTACGATGCTAGCTCCAGTTTTTTCCCTGCAACTAGAAAATTGCATTTTTGCGGATTTGCTTCTAATGTAGATCGCGAATCAACTTTGAGAAACCAATTCTTTGCTCTACAAAAAGCTGATCAAAGAGCTTATGTTCCATCTAGCACTAGCGATTTATATGAAAACAAAATAAATTTTATTACAAATAATGAAAATTTGGATGGCCATTTATTATTTAGAGAGCAACAGTTTCAAGACTTTAATCCCAATAATTTCCCTACAATTGGAAACGAATTATTTTACAATGCGACACGAGTTCAATTAAAAAATATATAATAGGTTTATAGTAATATGCTTAATAATAGCACTAAATTAAAGGAAAAAAATAAAGAAAAAAATAAGAAAAAATCAAAGATAATGAATGTTGTAAGTATAGATTTGGTCGAACAAATAACTGAAAATGAGCATTTAGAAAAAGAGAACTTGGAAAAAGAAAAATTAGAAAAAGAGAACTTGGAAAAAGAGAGATTAGCAAAGGAAAAATCCGACATGCAAATAAACAATATTGATTTACGCTATTTTGCAAATCAAAACCATAATCCGTCTTTAAAAACAAATAAATTTGATCAATTACTAAACAATAATTATTTATTAAAAGATATTTATGCTAATATAGAAGAAAACATAGCCACCTATAAAGATCAAATACTCAAATATAATAATAGCACTTTAGAAAAACTCATAGAAAATAATGATGACGCTAAAATAATAAACGGAGAGAAATATAAGCTTTATTATTTATTATATATATTAAACCTAATAACCTATTTAAAGGATAAAAAAATAAAAAACTCTATTAAAGAAGAGCTTAAAGACTTCAATAATAACAACAATTATTGTCATGACGCTTCTTTAAGTTCTTTTAATATATATAATGCAACACTGGATAATATGTGCACAAAAAAATGCATAACAAATTTAGATTTGTTTGTTGTTAGAAAAAGCTCAAATGCTAAAAGAAAAATACTTCCGCAAAAACGCAGTTAAAAATATTATTTTATATTACTATATTAAATATAAAATAATAAACACTATGTATAATACATTTAAGAAAGCAAGCCGTAAATCAAAAAAAAATACGCGTAAATTTAGCAAACTTAAATGCTCACCATATCAAAGTAAATATGTAGATGGTGATTTAAAGCAATATACATGCTATAGTCGCAATAATTTGCAATTATTTAAAAATGTGTGGAATGCAAATAATAGTAATGACAAAATATTGACAAATAATAGTAAAGAAATATGGAGCTTTTTCAAACAAAGGTTAAATAAACAATGTTATGACGAATTATGTTGGTTAAAAAAAACAACATTAAGCAAGGTAAACAATAGCGAGTTATTAGTAAAAGAAATCTTTAAGCCATTTTCTCCTGAGAGTTGGTCGTCTAAGCCCAATACTTGGCTTTCAAGTGTTGATATAACTAAAATAATGAAACAATATGAAAAATCTCATAAATTTTTCAAGTTTATAGGACCGTCTCCTATTGATTTCGATTCCAAAGAAATGTTTTCAACATGCGTATGGGAGCAATTATGTAATTTTAACTTGGAAACACATATTAAAAACAATATTAGCAAAATTGGAGTAATATTTAATACAGATCCTCATAATAAATCCGGAAAACACTGGATCTCCTTATTTATTGATTTAACAAAAAAATTCATTTTCTATTTTGATAGTAATGGATCAAGAATGCCAAAACAAGTAAAAGTTTTAATAAAGAGAATAGTAGATCAAGCGCACAGTTTAAATATTCAATTGACTGTGGACGACAATGAGGGTTTTACACATCAATATAGTGACGGCCAATGTGGTATGTATTCATTATATTTTATAATAGAATTATTGCAAGAAAATAAAACATACAATTATTTTAAAACTACTCGAATAAAAGACAGCACAATGAAAAAATATAGAAAAAAATATTACAATGAAGCAAACATGAAAGTAAGTTCAATTTTTGATTAAAACATGTTTAATGCTTATGGTATTGGTCTTGCTCTTGTTCTTCTGCCATTAAATGCGGACTAACACTAGAAATTTTATATGTTTTTGCCTTATTTGCCTTATCCAAATCTAATTTAGTTAATATATATTCACCACAAGGCCCACAGTTGTCTTCATTTGCCAAATCTATTTTCTTGTTTAACTTAATAGCACATCGCTCTTGGCTCCACCGTCCAAGCGGCCCTACTTCGTTTAAAAATAACATATTAAATAGTGTCTTGTTATATAGAAACTTGGTTGCTTTTGTAAAAGGCATTATGGTTATGGTTATGGTTTTAATATGTTATAATTTCTAATAAAAAATAATAGTCAATTTTTTTATTATAAAATACATAAAATTACTTTAAAAATTGATATATTTTATAAATGTAAATTTATAAATTATAAAAAATACAATGCCTTTT